ACTCAAAATCCGTTGGTGGCAACACCGTGGGGGTTCAAGTCCCTTCTACGGCACCAAATTTCAACAAAAAAGAGACTTTAATAATAAGGTCTCTTTTATATTTTTTGAATTTAAAAAAATCCGTATAGAAAAGCCTGGAATAAGTTTTATTACTAAACCTTTAAACATCAAAGTATTTAAAAAATATTCCTTGAAATTATGCTTGCTGCCTGATGCTGGTCTTCCTTAAACAAGTGTGTATATATATCAAGAGTAGTCGATATATTACTATGGCCTAACCTTTCCTGTATAACTTTAGCTTTTACACCTGACTTATATAAAATAGTTGCATGTATATGCCTCAAATCATGAAAACGAACTCTTGGCAACTTTCTTAAATCACGGCTATAAGTATACAATCTTGAAAAACTCGCCGGATTATACATCTCACCACGCATATTAGAAACAATATACGAATCAAGATTATTAAAATTTTCATCAATTAAAATTTTTCTAAGAAAATCAATCATTTCATCAGAAAGAATTACAATTCTTTCTTCATCAGTCTTAGTTGTATCAAGCTTTACAATATTATCTCTGCCATTAATAACAGATTTATAAACATGTAAAGATTTTTCTTTAAAATCTACATCCCTAAATGTAAGAGCTAAAAGCTCACCACGTCGAAGACCAAGAAGCAAAGCGAGCACAATAGCATTATAAATATGCAAACCTTCAAAAGCTTTTATAAATTGTCTAAGGTCATCACCAAGAAGAATATTATACTTAAATTTTTTCTTCCTTGGAACATCAACAGAATCAGCAGGATTATTACTTATAAGCTGAAGCTGTACAGCATTCTTAAATGCCTTATGCAATATTCGATGAGTTTGAATAACTGTTTTAGGATTAAGTTCCTTATCAGTATCACCACGCTGCCGACCATTCTCAAGAACATCATAATAAAAATTTTGAAGCTGCAAAGGCAACAACTTGTCAAGCTCTAAATCACCTATACGAGGATTTATATATTGATTAATATGCCTTAAATACTCCTTATAAGTAGTATCACGTAAATTATGCTTTCCGTATGTATTTAACCAATTATTTAAAAACTCTTGCACTAACAAATTAATCACCTTCTAATTTAAAAATTCTTTTATTGCATTTACAACAATAAGCAAATTTTCCAGGCTTATGAGACAAATTATCATACATACTAGAATTATCAGACTCTATCTCATCATTAAAATTATGAATGAACCAAGAAGAGCCAAAAATATAATCTTTTGTATAAAATTCTTTATCATTACCACAAAAAGGGCATTTATCCAAAGATATATTCATATTAAGCACCTCTCAAAAGATTGTAAATTTTTTCTTTCATTTCCATATTTGGTTTATTCAAATCATATAAATACGGAGAATCCAAAGAAGGTACAAAATTAATAACATTATGATCAGTGCGAATATATATATTCGTATCTTTCCAGCTAATACCGGATTCAACAAGGTCTTTACGTAAACGATAAAAAGTAGGCTTTTTATAAACAGTTTTTACATAAGCTTCACCTCTGGTACTCAACAACGTCCAGAAGGAATATAAAGAACTTACTTTTCTTGTTGAAAACAATTCATTTAATCTATCTAATACCAAATTATCTTTATTAACCAACACAACATTTTTTCTATCTTTTATCACTTTCAAAACCTCACTTTCCCAAATTTTTATTATTTTTTGTATTTGAAAGTCTTTTAAGGTTACCTTGTTTTTTTCAAAAAACTTTGTTGTATTTTGAGCTTGTACACTTTGAATTCCAAATTCATCTACAGCTTTTCTATAAAGCTTATAAATTTCTTTTCTATAAACAGTTTTCTTAAAAATCTGTTTAAGCTTCCGGCTTCTAATTGAAACCTCAATTCTAAGCAATCCATTTGCCAAAGTCAAAAGATTGTCAGCAGCACCCTGACCAACTACCTTTTTAATTTTACTATAATCATGCTCAAGAAATTCTTTCTGCTTATTATAAAATTTAATTACTGTAGTAGCTCCAGGAACCTGCAAACCGTTATTATTATAATGTTTTGCATTACGTCGTGCATACTCAGCATTTTTCAAAGAGTTAATATAATGCTCAACATTATCTTGACTATGTAAATTAAAAGTCAACGTATAATCAACTTGAAGGAGTTCCCAGGCCATAACATCCGGAAGCTTAACTTCCAAAGCATCATAAAGAATCTTTTTCAAACAATTGGCCAACAAAATCAAATTATCAGAACCATAAGCAATATTATATCCAAGCAACACCTTATGAATAGAACAGGTTATCTTAATTGAATTATCCTGATTAATCTTTAAATTTATACTTGAATCATAACTTCCTTTTACAACTCCGGTTGAGAAATTATATAAAACTTCTCCGGTTGAACAATCAACACAGCTATAAATTTTTAGATTCCGCTTTATTTTTTCTATATAAAAAGTCGGAATCACAGGAGTTAAAAAACAAACAGTATCTATCAATTTATCACCCCTTTTTTATCAAAAAGTCTCGTATATGAGACTGTCGTCGGGTAATACTATGTACCCGACGTGCGAAAAATGAAATCTTTTAAAATTTTTTATTTAAAACTATTTAAAAATTGAATTAAATCATATACACTAAGTGCAAACAATATGATTGAAATCATAAATACAATCAAAATAAAAACTAAAAAAATATTCATAACATCACCTATATAACATTTTTCATAAAATTGACTTTTTCAGGAAGCTTATTATCTACTAAAAAAGAATTAATTTCATTCAACAATTTTTCAGTAGATTTAAGATTTAAAGATTTAAATTCATTATAAATATATTGAATTACATTATATTTTTCATCTAAACTATGAGCTAAAAACTTATTATTTTTTATTAAACCTAAATTAGTTTCTTTTAAAGCTTTAATTTCATTCAAAGCTTCATAATAATGATTTTTATAGAATTCTTCTTTTGATTCAATAGGAACAAAACTATCGTTTTGCTCAGTTTGTTTAACTTCAACAATTATTTTAGTTTCAGGTTTCTTCTCTTCCTGCTGCTGGGGGAGAGAAGAAACAATAATTGTTTCCTGTTTTTCATCAACTTCATTATCAATTTTTCCTGGAAATATTCCAGAAATAACATTTTGGCCAGGAATCTGATTTTTTAACTTTTCAGTATTTTCAATGCTTTCAGAGTCCGCACGTGCGGACTTTTTGATTTTAAGTTCTTTCAACTGCTTAACTGTCATATCAGGATTACATAACAGAAGTTGTTCATTTGTCATAGTAAGCATGACTACAAGTTTCCTAAAAGAATATTTATTATAATATTTTCTACTTACAGAACCATACTGGTCTTCTTTAAAAAATTTATTATAAACATTGATTAAATCATATGTCTTAGTAGATTCATAACCAAATTCATCTAAAGCATAATGCTTAATATTTTTATATTCGGTACCTTCAAGCAAATTCATAAATTGAATTTCAGCCAAATTCATACCTATATAAACATAATTATTACAACTTTCTATTTCATATTTTTTAATTCTATCAGTATAACCTTGAAGCAATTCATTCTTTGAAACAGTCATAATTTACTCCTTTCAAAAAAGTTTACGGCCGATACTTTTTTTTACCCAAAATGAGATTTATTTTCATTCAATTTGATATAATCATCAATATTGAATTTGAACATATTAGGGATTTCATCAGAATCATATTTCTGATAATTATACAAATCCTGGTCACGAAGGAAATGAAGTTCCTTAACAGAATTATTCTGAACATCAAATATTTTATAATAGAGCCTTTTATTATCCTTCTTACAAAGAACAAAATAATTAAGCTGAATCCTCAAATTCTTATCAACCATGTCAGGCGTTATTGTAGTTCCAAGAAACAATATATTTCTCTTACAAATAGTATTGAGAAAATATATATAATCTGCCTGCTGCTTAAAATTCCTACTATTCAGAAAAAAATGAACCTCATCAAGCAATAAAATTTTCGGCTCACGATTAATAGGCATCTGAGTAAGCTCAGTTATTATTGTAAACTCCGAAATATTCATGTTAGTATAAACAGGAATATTAAATTTCTTATGATAATATCCGGCTATAATAACCGATAACAATGTTTTACCGCTACGCTGCAAACCGCTAAAAAGCATTATAGAACCTGCCATTATGACACCTCATATATTTCTATTCTTTTTAATTTATCATTTTTATAACTTAAAGAATATAAATCTAATAATTTTATATTTTTATCATATGAAATATCAATTGCTTTATCATAAGCTAAATCATTATCAGAAGCTTCTATTCTATAAGCTTCTCTATTTTCATAAACAGCTATATATATTTTCATATTATTTTTCTTCACTCCTTGTATTCTGACTTGCAATTTTTACACCCTTCAAATGTTCGGCAAGAGAATAACTTTCAAGTGTTTTCCTAAACGAAACCATATTGAAGAAATTCATATTCTTATTACGCTGCTTATAACTTGAATAAGTCATTAGAAATGCCTTTATAGGCATCAAATTATACTTATTTGCCATGAAATCTAATTGAAGGTATACTTTTATCTCCTCATCGTTTAAACTAGGGAATAAACTATGTATAGAAGTCACAGGATCAGAATTATTTCCATTAGTAATGAATTCATTGAATTCTCTTTCAAAATCAATCATCAGAAAATACCTCACTAAAAATACGACAAAATACAATAGATAAAACACCTAAAGAAATATTCCATAAAATAACTGTATAAATATTTCTCGTTACCAAATTCATTAACACAGTTAACATTTAAACACCTGCTTTCATGTACTCAACCAGCTGCTTCATCATGCCAGACATACCATTAACACCTGTTAATGTAATAAGCAACATTATAAGCATAATCACATAAAAAGAATAATTGATGAAATTTGCAGCATCCTTTCTATAAAGCTTACTTACAAATACTTTACTAAGCTCATTTACATCACGCTTAAAATCCAAATCTTCATCAGATATATTCAAAATATAATCAGCATTATACTTTTTAAATTCATCTTGCTTAAAAGCAGTTCCAAGCTTTTTATTCAACTCTTTCAGAGTTTTTTTATAAGTTAATTTATCGTTATTAACAACTATAAACATATCATCACCTCATATAATTCTTCTACCACCAGTAAATAAACTAAATAAAAACAATGAAATACGTAATAATACTAAAAACAATCCAAACACTAAACCTAATGCCATTAAGGCATAAAAATTAGCCATAAATGGATTATCTATACACTTTGAAAAGTAATCAAAAAAGAAATCAAATCCATAAGCAATAGGTAATCCTATTGCCATACCACCTAATATACTTTCCATTTTTTATCCTTTCTTAACTCTTATTTTTCCAAAATCAAATTTTGTATTTATAAGACTTTCAGAAAACCTTAAAACCTTTCTGATTATGTAAAATGCCAAATCAGAAAACACAAGGCATATAGCACAATAAAAAACAAATTCCAATAAAACATCCATAATAATTACTCCTTAATCCTGAATTTCTCAAAGAGAAAATACAAATTAAAAACTACATATACGGCACATATAAGAGCAATAATTGGCATCAACTCAATTGGTGCTGACTCTGTAACTGTTTCAATAACTTCTACAATTTCAGTTTCCATTATTAGCACCTCTTATAAGCACAAATAGCTGTGCAACCTGGAATCCGATAATTACATAAAGTAAAACTGTATTCATTTTCACACCTCTTTTCACATTTTTTATTGATTTTTTTGTAAAAAAAGGGAGACTAGCTCCCTTTGTATTCATTATCTAAATGCATATTTAAGTGCATTTATAATAATGAATGCCAGGCTTATACCTAATGTGATATACAATACAGGCATAAGTGCGGATAACATAACATTTGTCCAACTGAACATTTCAGCAGGGTCAAAGTTAAATGTTAAAGTTGGTTCTGTTGCAAAAGCTTGTACAGCAAAAGCAGAAAAACCTGTAGTAAAAGTAAATACTTTCTGTACCGCTGACAATTTACAACGATTAAAAAAATCTTTTTTAGCTAATCTGTTTTTCATGAGAATAACTCCTTTTTTATTTATTTAAAAGCTATACGCTTTTATAAACCAACAAATTTTTTAACTATAGATAATGGTTTTTGTACTAAGAATGAATTTACAACTATATTTACAAGCTGATACATAGTTTTAACCAACAATAAAAATAATCCAATCTGTAAAGTTCTTGCCAATGTCAAGAAAACAAAATCACCGGAAACATATCTTATAGTCCCTATATAAGGTGAAACAGCTGTTAAGAAATCAAATGTATCTATTGTTATTAAAACACCTTCTAAGGTGCTTTTTATTTCTGTAAAAAAATTTAATATAATTCCAAATACAGAAAAAAACCTTGATAGACTATCAAAAAAATCAAATATCATTTTCTCACCTCAGCATATTTATCGCTGCTTTAAAGCAGTCCTATTTCTTTCATTTTCTTCATAAACATAACTATCATAAAGTTTTCGTATCTGCTTTATGATGAAAATAAAGAAAAATATAGTAAACACATATTCAAAGGCCTGATGAACGGTTATTGACAAACCACCAACCTTAAGACTTTTAAGGTAATTAACACCTGCTAAAATGGTTGGATATTGATTAAACAAAGCAGCATTAGCGGGAATATTAACAAGTCCGGTAAATACTAAAGTTAAAAGTTTTACTAAAATTAAAATTAAAATAACTATGAAATAAATGAATATCATTATTATGTCAAAAAACTTTTTAAAATCCCCCCATTCAAAGCCTGTGGGGACTTCGGTATCATTACCGTTACCATTTCCGCTGCCTTCTGCAATTGCATCAGTATTTTGTTTTATATCAGACACATTCTTAGAAATATTTTGAAAATAATAAAGAAAATTCTTTAACATATTTAAAATTCCGGTTTCAGTATCTTCACCCGGTTCGGGTTCAGGAATACCAGAAGGGTCTGATTCGATTATTTCATAAGGTTCTTTATCTACCCAATACTCAGTATCAACAGCAGGAATATGATAACCTTCTGAATCAACCTCAGGAGTACCTTGTGCATCAGTTTTAACAGGTAAAGTAATTATTTTAGAATTTGTATTAGGATTATTCCAATCAAAATTTGGATTATCTACAATATCAGGAAAACCGTTAATAACAATTTCCCTATTTTCTGGCAAAACATATAAATCACTAATACGATAATAAAGAACATCATTATTATTATACCGAGCACTCAAGGAATAAAATTCTTCATTATCAGTTAAAAATAATGTATAAAAGTCACCTTCATTTAAACTTATATATTGATTTCCTCCACTTTTTTTCTTTAAATAAACATCTATTCTATCAGTCCAACCTTCACGAACTAAAACCCAAGAAAAATACTGACCTTTTTCCATATTTAAATTTTCAATTATTTGTCCACGTTCTATATTTTTTAAAAATAAAATTTTATATCCAGGATATGAAAAAAAACTATTAATCCCTCCATCATAATTTTCATCAACCCATTGTTTTATAAGCATCCATAAACCTGCTGATACTTCAACAATTTTATTGTAAGAACCTGTTAGAGGTCCCCATGTAACTTTACTATTTGCTAACTTTTTTAAAGCATCAAGTAAAGTTTCTTTAGGGTCTTCCGGGTCAGGAGTAGGTAACTCAAAACCAGGTCCCAAACTTGCTAAAAAATCATCAAGACGTTCATATGTTTCTTCAACAGCTTCTTGACTCTTAAACACCAAACCACTTGCTATTAACAAAGGAATTAAAGTCTGCTTTTCCAATTCTTTTGAAATAGCAATTCCTAATGCATAAGCATCATTTGATTGAAAATATGTATATATGGGAGTAAATAAGATAAACAAAATTACAAATACAAAACTTATTATTTTAATTATTTGTTTTTTCATTTTTCACCTCAACAGGTATCCGTTTGTAAAACAAACATTTTTTTAATCTATAAAAATCTTTTGAACCTGGATTATCAAGTAAAAGATAGTATCTTCTTAGCAAACAAAAACCGTTATCGCAACAGTTTGAACATTTCTCTTTAACCATTACTTTTATTGCTATTTTTAAGGGTTCTGAACATATTTCTTTCATAATAACTCCTTTATATTTTGAAAGAGGAACTCTTTTTGAACTATTCCCGATGCCTTTCCTCTTTAAATCTCCTACACCAAAGAAAGCAACTGCTTTCTTAATCGCCTATTTCGCCTTGCCCACCCGTCAAACCCGGCGGTCTCGCTCCGGCATGGTTTTTTTAAAATATGTAAGTTTTTTTAATTAGTTTTCATAAGGGCTTTTGTAATAATTTAATTTTATGACTTTATATAGTTATCGCCTGCCTGCTGCGCATGGCAGGCGTTTTTTTTATCTATATATAATAAGTGTTCGCCTATTTTGCTTAGTCAAAACCATAGCCTTACCTCGACTTATTTTATTGGTAATAAGTTTTTGTTTTTTTGTTATCGCGAGACTTAATTTATATATAAGTTATAGGTTATCTTAGTATCTAGGTACTTATTGTCTCTTAGGGTGGTCCGCTAGGTTGTCTTTATATTTACATTTTCTTATAACTTACTTTTTCAAATGTAAATGGTTTTTCGCCTTGTTGGCTCATTACTGTAGCATATGTTACGTGCCGGGGTAATCCGTTCCCGGCTTGGAAAGTTTTCTCTTCGTTTAACCTTTTCGGGCCCTGGGCTTCTAGGGCCTAGCCGGCCCTCTTGAACCTTGGGTTCAACCCGGCTTTTAGGGTTACAGTGAATACAAATTTATGCGGCAGCTGCTGCATTTTTGTATTCACTTATGTTTTTTTGCAACAAAGCCATGCTTTTGGCATGGCTATATTGCTATTTTGAAGAGGTGGAAGTGGTAACAAACAGCTCTGGGATTGAACATATATATGTTAAATCTACCGGCTTTTGTACTATCTGTTTCTTAGCGTTTGTAGTGCTGACAAATTTAACATCATAAACGCCTGGAACTGCACTTATTTTGCCTGCAAGCTCTAATGGCATAGAGGATTCTACTATTGAGTATCCGCGTTCTTTATCGTCAATTTTAAGTGGCTCTAAATCATCGTTTAGGATATAAGCAATTTTTAAACCGCTTATCAGCTGTTTTGATTGCTTGTCCTCAAAGTTATAAGTTCTTGCGTGTAAAATTATTATTTTTTCCATGGTTTTTTCTCCCTTTTTTTAATATCCGGATTTTAAAGGGAATCCGGCAAACCTATTTTATTTGAAAGCTGCTACAGCATCATTTTCCTTGCAGCTGTCAAAGCATTTTAATTTTTCTTAAAATAACTACAATTCAAACATTCGTATCCAGCATACTGGCATTCTGTTTGACGGTCCTCGTCACATGTATATGTACATTTGTAATTGTCGAAATAGGTTAAAAAATCAATTGATTTATCCATATTTTCAACTCCTATTTTAACAAATCTTGAAATTTTGATATTTTTAACTTAAAATCATCTAAAAGCTGCTGCTTATCTTGTATTTGCAGTTCTAATTCTTTTAAGTATTTTTTATATTCAAACTCATTTTGAATATAAAAATCTAAAAAGTTATTTATTTTATCGTTCCAGGTGGAACCTTCAAAGTTATTTATCACTTCGACGGTTTCTTCTGGAATCCGGATTGTCTTTAGTACGTTTCGAGGAGACCTCATATTTTCATCCTTTTAGTTTAATTTTATATGTAATACTTCTTTCTTTTTTAAATGAAACTTTTAAATTATTTTTAATAAATTCAAATGGTATAAAACCAACAACATTACCTGATTTATTTAAAAGCATTAAATTATCAGAACAAGAACGATATTTTGACTTATATAATTCCACATAATAAACATCACAAAATCTAATAGAAGTTGCATTATTTAATAAATAAATATCAAATATCATTTCTTTTTTCATTCGGTTTTCTCTCCCTTTTTTTAAAATTAAAAAACTGTTACAGACCGCCGAAGCGGTTTCGCTTATTTAAAGCTCATCAGTGCAACTAGTTTGCCTTACTTGACATTAAATTGAATCTTATAATCAATTTCATTACCTCAATAGCTTTTTTATTTCCTGCTTCTATCTCGGAACCAATGTAGCTACGTAAATATTCATTGTGTTCAGATGTTTGCAGTTGATTCTTATACTCATTTATAAATATTTCATCTTCAACATCTTCATCTATATTTTCTTTAGCTAGCAACATTGATTTATAAGCTATTTCGTTAATTAAATCTATTTTAATATTTTTCATTCGGTTTTCTCTCCCTTTCGATTTTTTTTATTTTATATTTACAAATTTTGTGTTATAATTGTGTACATGCAAGCATTTTCTTGTGTCGAATTTGTATTCATAATTTATTATACTTGCTAAAAAGCAAAATGTCAACATATTATTTGCTAAAAAGCAAATTATTTTTTGGGAGGTTACATTGGAAATAGGAGACAGAATAAAATTAAAAAGAATTGAAAAATCAATGTCTTTAACAGATTTATCGAATGCAACAAAAATCAATGCAGGAACACTAACCAAATATGAAAAAAACATTAATAAGCCTTCAGTAGAAAATTTAATTGCTTTATCGCAAAGTTTAGAAGTTGGTCTAAACTGGCTTATAATAGGCAAAGAAGAAATATCAAACTTATCATATGAAGAAATAAATATTCTAAAAAAATACAATCTTCTTACAGAAAGAAACAAAGGAAAAGTTGAAACATACATAGATGAAAGAATAGCAGAACAAGAAAGTAAATACACAAACGACAAAACAAACTTAGCATAATTAAAAAAGGTAAAATTATATATTTAAATTTTTACTGACGGGGGATAATTATGAAAGAAACTATATTGCTTCTCATTGTAATATTACTTTTTATAGATTATTTTCACAAACAATACAGAATAAAAAGAAGTATAAAAAATATAAAATACAGAAATTTTAATTCTTATTATGATGATACTGACTACAGCAAATATAAACCATACAAAGAAATTTATACATATAAAATTCTTATTATTTTTTTAATTATCCTTTTAATTATAGATATTTTTTCTCCAAATAACGCTAATTTAAGGGAAAAAATAGTAAGTGGTAATTTAATTAAAAAAACTATATACACAGATAATGCTACAGATCAATTTCAAATTGGAACATATCACGAAAAATTTACTAAAAAAATATATAACATTTTTTTAATTAACATAGATATGATAACTCCTGAAGCTCTTCAATATTATACTGCTGCACAGTACAATGAACAGCTTAATAATATAAATTCATTAATTTATGAAATTAACAATTATAAATCAAAAGATATTGAAACAAAATTACATAAATTGGACATAAAAAAATTATATTTACTTAAAGATAAATTTGAAATTGCTATAAAATTAAAAACTAACCAATACGATTATATTTTAGCAAACTCTTTAAATTCAAAAAGCAATGAATTAAACATAACAAACAATGAATTCAGAATTGAATTATTACGTATTTTCAATGAAATAAATATGAAATATGAAATAAAAGAAGACGGAACAATTGAATTTACATATGAAAAATTATACTAATTCTATTTATATAAAACTCAAAATCCGTTGGTGGCAACACCGTGGGGGTTCAAGTCCCTTCTACGGCACCAAATTTCAACAAAAAAGAGACTTT